AGCACACACGCCCTCGACCCACTTGCCCGACCCACTCGACCAGGCGTCCCAGGCTTCGAGCCAATCCTCCGACCCAACGCCCTGGTGGTGCAGAGCAGCTCCTACCTTGAGCCACTCTTCGTATCCGCCGTCAGGGTCCAGGTGTGGCAGCACCTCAGTCATCACGCGGTCCAGGTCCCAGTCTTCGAGCACTGGCTTGTAGTTGGCCAAGGCTCGCTCATCTGCGTCGACGTCACCAGACTCACTCAGCTGTTCGGACCACACTCGCTCAACGAACCAACCCAGGTCCTGCACTTCGTCACTCACGCCCTCGTGACCGTTCAGCTGATGGCCAGTGACTGTGAAGTAGCGACCGTCCTTGTACAGCTCAACGCCGACTTCCTTCTTGGTCCTTGATCCATCGAGGTTGGTCTTCGCAAACACCTTGATGCCTGTGCCACTGGGCGACACCTCCGCGTATCCTTGCACGCGCTCGAGCACCTCGTTGGCCAAGTCTGTTAGCACACCCGTCACCGGGTCGCGGCAGTCGTCCAGGTCGATGCCTTGCACGTCAGTGCCGAGCACCAAGCCAATGCCGTCGAAGCCGTCGCCCATGATGAGAGCGTCGCACACGTCGTCGAAAGTCGACCATGTAGTCGGGTCAGTACTGCTGGCTGCTGCACCGTTGATGGTCTTGGGCATCTTCGTCCAGCGACCTTTGCGCTGCACCAGCTGCCACATCACCCACCTGTTGAGAGCACGCAGTTCGCGCGGCACGTTCTCTGGTTGCACTGGTAATACTGAGGGTCGTGTCATGGGCCCCTCCGATTCGCTTCGACCTGCAACAACGCTTTGCGTAAACCGTTGACGCTGTCTGACTGAATCAACGCGGCAACTACAGCGCCTTGGTGTTCTTCAGGTACTTCAATTCGATTGACTGCTGCAATGCAATCTTCTAAAAGCTCTACAAAATATTCTTCTCTGGCAAAGGCCATTACTCACTCCTTCAAAAACTGCGATCCGCGCAGCTCGGTTTAATTTACAAGTGGTGGTGTTGGCAACAATGCCAGCATTGCTTTGTTGATGTGATCACGAAAACTTTCAACTGTTGGGTCATCGCACGTAAGAGTGATGACCAAGCCATCGTCAATGTGCAATTCCAGTATCTCGCCCGCGATCATCGAACGCAAGGCATCTAGGGAAAGCACCAGGTCGTAACGAGTCTGTGTCATAGAGACCCATACCGCGTCATACCATGCCACTTGATGTCAGGCCGCATCTGCTTTGGCGTAATCCTCACACCAAGTTCGTTGCATAAAAGCATCAGCTCAGGCACGCGAGCAGCCGGTATGCGGTCCTTCGATGACCAGTGGCTCACAGCCTGGGAGTTGATACCCAGATACCAGCCCACGTAAACGGGGCCCCCAAGTTTTCTAATGATGTCTCGTGTATTCATGGGGCGCGATGTTAGCACTACTTTCAAAATAAACTTGACAGGCCCCATGAAAGTTCTGCTATCATCGCGCCCACTAACCAGCAACAAGGAGAAAACAGCATGGCAGGAGCTAAGCGCACAGAACCAACGATACCGACGTCGCACCCTCAGTTCAGATGGACTAAGCATGCAGACGTGCAAGCAACTTGGAAACGATTTGGTTGGCAGCCATCAGGCCGTCAACCCGTATCCCCAGAGCCAGTATCTATTCCCCAATTTTTAAAGAGATGACAAATGATCACAATCACAATCGTGCCGCAGACGCAGGCACAGATAGCAGCAGTGTCGAAATTATTGCAAGACTACCCGGCTTCAATAGAAGCTCAATCCCCAGACCAACCATCTCCGCCAAAGACTACACCCCGTGTCTCTTCTGCGAAGAGCTCCGCTGCACCTGCCCCGGAAGCGCCTACTCAAACAAAGAGTCTTAGCTTAGAAGACGTCAGAGCTAAGTTGAGCGCACTCAGCCAAGCAGGCAAGAAGGACGACGTCGCCGCGCTGATCGCCACGTTTGGCGCAGCCAAGCTGACCGAAGTAAAACCCGAAGACTATGCGGCCCTGTTGGCCAAAGCGGAGAGACTCTAATGACCATTGCAACCATCATCATCAAAGACGCGCCCGACAATCAGTTCACTATTGAGGGCACACTTGATCCAATCAACGCACTTGATGAAGTGCCAACACCTGCACTGATCATCGCAAGCTACATCAGCGCAAACGCCAAGCAAGTGTCTGACGACGCGATAGCTTGGTACAACCGCATGGACCCATCGAACATCATCGGTGCGCCCGTATGAGAGTCGCAGCTGTCCTGGCCGTGCTCACGCTGGCTGCATGCTCAACGCCTGCACCGCAGCCTGCGCACATCGCCAGTCAGAACACGTACCAAAACACTGAGCTGATCGTCGACAGAGAGATCACCATGCTCACACGCAACGAGGTCATCAACAGCGTGAAGGAATGCGAAGAGAGCGGCCTTCGCCCTGTGATGATCACGGCCCGTCGCCGTATCAACGGCTTCTTGTCAACAGTCCCTGTCGACGTAACTTGTGCACCGAGGTATGGCAAATGACAGCACACGCAAAGCTATCAGCTTCTGGCAGTGAGAAGTGGATGACGTGCACACCCAGTGCAAACCTGGAAGCACAGTTCCCCGATGAGGGTAGCGAGTTTGCACGCGAAGGTACGTTTGCACATGAGCTGTTCGAGATGGAGATGAACTACATACTCGAGCGCCTAACAGGCAAAGACTACAAGACCAGGCGAGCGGCACTGATGAAGAACGCGTTCTACTCGCAAGAGTTAGAAGACTATGTACAAGAGGCAGTTGACTTTGCAACAGAGCGCATCCGTGAAATCAAACACGAATGCAAGGACCCGGTCATCATGGTCGAGAAGCGCCTGGACTTTAGTAACTGGGTGCCCGAAGGCTTTGGCACTGGTGACCTGGTGATCGTGGCCGACGGCATCGTTGAGGTAATGGACCTGAAGTACGGCAAGGGCATCTACGTTGACCCACTGAGCAACAGCCAGTTGCGTTTGTACGGTCTTGGCGCGATCAATGAGCTGAGCCACTTGTACGACATCTTCCGTGTACGCATGACGGTGTTGCAGCCAAGGCTCCACAACTTTGGAAGCGAGGAACTACACGCCGATGTACTGCTTGACTGGGCAGCGAATGAGGTCAAGCCACTTGCCGCAATGGCCTGGGAGGGTAGGGGCGAGTTCGTTGCGGGCGAACACTGCACCAGCTGCTTTTGCAAAGCTCGTTACACATGCCCGGCAAGAGCGGCGCAAGCGATTGCAATTGCACAGCAGGAGTTCGGTGCTATCGAAGACGCGCAGCCACCACTGCCTGAGTCGTTGTCAATGGACCGGATCGCAGAGCTGTTACCCAAAGCGGACATGGTGATCGATTGGTTCAACGACTTGAAAGCATTTGCACTCAAGCAGGCAACAGAGCACAACACAATCGTGCCCGGTTACAAGATGGTCGAGGGTCGATCGAACAGGAAGTATTCAGACCAGGACGCGGTCGCTGCCAAGTTGGTAGCATCGGGCGTACCTGAAGAAGTAATCTACGAACGCAGTCTCTTGGGCATCACAGCCATGGAGAAGGCGGTCGGTAAGAAGGTGTTCGCCGAAGTGCTTGATGGCCTCATCATCAAGCCTGAAGGCAAACCAACGCTGGTCCCAGTCTCTGACAAAAGACCAGCACTCGCTTCTGCTGCATCAGCAGTAGAAGATTTCTCGTCAAACAGTGAATAAGGAAAACACTCAAATGGCTACACAGCAAACAGCAAGCACGAAGATCGTCACCGGCAAGGTGCGTTTGTCTTACGTCAACATTTTCAAGAAGAATGACAAGGACAAATACAGCTTGGCGATTTTGATTCCGAAGTCCGACAAAGCTACGATCGATAAGATCAAAGGCGCGGTCGACGCGGTTAAGACTGACACGAAGAGCACATCAACCTGGGGCGGTAAATTCTTGGCCAGTTTCAAGCTGCCTTTGCGCGATGGTGATACAGACCGCGACGTAGAAAAGAGTCCAGAGTACAAGGGCCACTACTTTATAAACTGCAACAGCAACCAGCGCCCTGGCGTGATCGACATTGACAAGGTCGAGATCATGGATGTTGAAGAAGTTTATAGCGGTTGTTATGGCCGGGTGTCGGTTAACTTCTACGCGTACAGCGTGGATGGCAACAAGGGCATCGCTTGTGGTTTGAACAATGTGCAGAAGCTGGCAGACGGTGAACCACTGTCTGGCCGCAGCCGCGCAGAGGATGACTTCAGCGATGAGGTTGAAGACTTCTTAAAATAAGATTGGCGAAAGCGGATGCTGCGTGACTCTGAAGTGAAGCGCATAGTAAGCAGTGCAGCGAGTAGCCGACTGACACCCCGGAAAGACGGGGACTTTTTGATGAGGGGCTGGAGCTCCCTGCATGCCATGCTTGCTCCTTGCATTCTTTAGGTGCGCAAAGTAACCGGCCCCTCATCAAACAGTTAACCAGGAGAACAGCTATGCGCGAACGCATCATGTACGAGATAGAGAGTGCAATCTTTTTAGAACCCAAGAGTTTCGATGAGGCCATCATCGGGATAGCCTATAGGTTTGGTATGGAGCCGGTGGTTACGTATGACCGCACCATCGTGATCGACATACTGGCACGCGAGATGACGCGCGAAGAAGCAGAAGAGTTCTTCGAGTTCAACACGATAGGCTCATGGATGGGCGACCTCACCCCCATCTTCGTTGACACCCGGCCAGCGGAATGATCACTCTTCGCATTGACTTAGAAACATACAGCAGCGTCGACCTGAAGAAGTGCGGCGTGCACAAGTACGTTGAGAGCGACGACTTTGAGATCATGCTGTTCGGTTTTAAATACGGTGATGGCCCGGCGGCTGTGTATGACTTGGCCAACGGTGAGACATTGCCCGAACACATCATGGACGCACTCACCGACCCAACCATTCTCAAGACCGCATACAACGCAGCGTTCGAGATGGCTTGTATTGGTTCACGCTTTGGCCAAGAGTTCATCAAGCCCGAACAGTGGAGATGCACAAGCGTGCATGCCCTGTACCTGGGATTGCCCGGCAACCTGGCTGACGTTGGCAAGGTCGTTGGCATCGAGCCAGACAAACAGAAGATGACCGTAGGCTGGAGCTTGATCAGGTACTTCTGCATCCCATGCAAGCCAACCAAAATAAACGGTGGCCGTACACGCAACCGGGCGCAACACGATCGGGCCAAGTGGCAGCTGTTCAAAGACTACTGCTTACGAGACGTTGAGTCTGAACATGAGATCGCTATCAAGCTGGCCAAGTTCCCAGTGCCTGAAGTTGAATGGCAGCTGTGGCATCTCGATCACCGCATGATGATGCGTGGCGTGATGCTTGACACGGTATTGATCGATGCAGCTATCGAGTGTTCCGAACTATTCAAAGAGCGACTGACCAACCAGGCGATCAGGCTCACCGGGTTAGACAACCCGAACAGTCGCAACCAATTGCTTGAGTGGCTGCAAAAGGAAGAGGACGACGACACCATCCTGGACCTGACCAAAAAGAATGTGCCTACGTTGTTGGCCAACACCGACAGCGAGATCGTGCACCAGGTGTTGATGCTTCGACAAGAGTTGGCCAAGACCAGCGTGACCAAGTTCAACGCCATGGCCAGAGCAGTGTGCAAGGACCAACGCGTGCGTGGCCTTACCCAGTTCTACGGTGCCAATCGCACGGGTCGTTGGGCCGGTCGTATCGTGCAAGTTCAGAACCTACCGAAGAACGAACTTAGAGATTTAAACCTGGCACGCGACCTGGTCAAGATGCGCGAGTTCGACACACTTGCAATGATGTTTGGAACAGTGCCTGACACGTTGTCACAGCTCATCAGGACGGCCTTCATTGCAAGCCCTGGGGCTACCCTACTATCGGTCGACTTCAGCGCCATTGAAGCCCGCGTGATTGCTTGGCTGGCATGGTGCGTGTGGAGGCTGGATGTATTTAAAACCCACGGCAAAATCTACGAAGCATCAGCTGAGCAGATGTTCAAGCTGCCCGCTGGCAGCGTCGACAAGAAGTCACCTTACAGGCAGAAGGGCAAGATCGCCGAGCTGGCCCTTGGCTACCAGGGCGGAGTCGGTGCACTGACCACCATGGGCGCGTTGAACATGGGCCTGACAGAGGCCGAGCTGGACCCGATCAAGGTGGCGTGGCGCGAGGCCACCCCCGAGATCGTGAAGCTGTGGTACGCGGTCGAGCGTGCAGCCAAGCAGGCGGTGACCAACAGGACATCGGTTGCGCTGGAGATCGCGGGCCATAGGTCGAAGCTGTTCTTCAGATACGAGTCCGGTTTTCTAACTATCCAATTGCCAAGCGGTCGCAAGTTGTTCTACATAAAACCACGCATTGAAAACGAGGACCTGGTGAGAGAGAACAGCAAGACCGGCGGCAGGTACATCGTGGCCAGTGTTGGGTCGTTGACATACGAAGGCCAAGACCAGAAGACCAAGCAGTGGACCAGGCTTGCAACGTATGGAGGCAAGCTGGTGGAGAACATCACACAGGCGATTGCACGCGACTGTCTGCGTGAGTCGATGCTGGCGCTTGACGAAGCGGGACACGAGCAGCTGTTCACTGTTCACGATGAGATCATCATCGAGACAAAGAACGCAAGCGACTTGCCCAAGGTCGAAGAGATCATGGGCCGGTCACTGAGTTGGGCACCAGGCTTACCGCTACGTGCCGATGGATTTGCAACACCCTACTACATGAAGGAGATCGATTGATGAATGCGGATGAAGTTCAAGTTGGCGGCAGCCACTACAAAGACATGCCAGTGCAGCCGTGGGCTGTGATGGAGGCGGTGCTTACGCCCGAAGAGTTCCGAGGTTTTCTCAAAGGCAACATCATCAAGTACAGCATGCGCGCTGGCCGCAAAGACGGAAGCGATGACGGCAACAAGGCTTTGCACTACATACAAAAACTTGAAGAGATGACATGGTGAAATACATCATCCTCTTTGTGTTGGGCTGGTGTCTGGTTTGGTTCTTAGCCGGACTTGTATCAGGTTTGCTGTGGGCAGGCTGGAGGCTTGCATGAAGTGCCCAGTGTGTAACGCCTGGGTTGAAGTCCAGGAAACGCGTCAACGTAAAGAAGGAAGGTATCGCCGGTATCAATGCGGTAACCTTCACACGTTTGGCACAATGGAATCTTTGTTTGCTATCTATGACGAAGAGTTTAAAAAGAAAAACACTGCAAAGAAAATTGCAAGACTTCAAGCTGTTAGAGATAAGAAGAGGGAGGCGGCATGAACGAAGAAGACGAAGCCTGGGCCACGATCGACAGAACCCAGTCACTGAATCGTAAGCGTCAGATTGAAAACCAGATGCGCGACTTGACCGAAGAGATGAACCACATCCGAGTTCGCTTAGGCGACCTCGAAGTAAAAACATCGGAAGAGTTTTACAACGAGTTGCGCAACAACGTCTTGCAAGAAGTTGCTGATTGGGTACACACCATGCCCGGCTTTGGCAAAGACACGCTTGACTCATTTCATATACGCATCATGGGGATGAAACGATGAGTTACATAGTTGCGTCACTGCCGCCCCTGAAATGTTTTGTGAAGCGTGAGTTTCTGTACAACAACCACAAAGGGCATGGCGAATTAGAGCCAGCAATTTGGGTAAGCATCAAAGCTTTGCGAGGCCAGGTATTTCGTATTGAGTCATTGCTGCCCGAGTACGGTGCCCTGTATGACAAGCTCCCCATTCACGCATACGTGTGGAAAGAAGGGGCAAGCGATTTGCCAATCGACACCTTGCAGTTGTGGGATTGCATGGGCTATCAATTCACAATCGTAGAAAAGATTGCATTGCGAAATCTCAGCGTAAAGTTTTTAGGCAAAGATAAGCAGTGGCATTTTGGTAGCTACCTTTTCACAGTTGACTTTTGTGCCGATGGCATGGATTTAGACACTGGCTTTACAGAGACCGCCGAGGAGCATAAAAGTTTTAACTTTATTACGCTTGAATCGGGTCAGTTTGCTTGCCAGCCCAATAACCGATGTCTGTGGTATGACCAAAGCCTTGTG